GGGGCTAGTCAGATCGGTAAGACTCGAGAGTTGAGACCGCTTGTTGCGGCGCTTTTGATGATGGTTACAGATAGCGAGGAGGAGAGACTTCGTATTAAGCAGGATCTTGACTCGGAGGTGTGGTCCTATCAACCTGAAATGGTGTATGCTGATGGGTATCATGGTCAGAAGGTGTGTTTTATTGATGAGAAGGATCTAGTTCCGCGTGCCCTGTTGAGCGCTGATAATGCTTCGGCTGCTATGATTCGTATGGGTGGCGTGTTTGCTTATCCCCTGCATATGGCAGGAGTTGAACAGAAGGGCAATGTTTATTTTAGGTCTACTATTGTTATTGCCACGACGAATATTGAAAATTCCTATGATGCGGCCGAGGGAGCAGTTAGGTTCCCGGAAGCAGTCACAAATAGATTCCACTTTGAGGTGGTCGTGCGTGTCAAAGAGAAATATCGTATGGATGAGGATGCTACGCTTCCTCAATCCAAGTGGCGTTTGGATAAGGCGAAATTGAGCAGTGATGGTAGATTTGTGCTTGATGCGCATGATTATTATATACTGAAGAGACGCCGGGATCCGTGTGTTCCCGACAATATCAATTTAGTTGAGACTGGACCAATATCTTATATTGAGTTGCTCCGTCTTATTGCCGCAAAGCATAATGACTTGAAACGTGAAGCGGCCACTCTTATTGATGATGATCGGGATGCCTTTGTTCTTGGTGAGCGCCTTAGAGGCGGTGATATGTCTGTGGATGACGCGTTTTCGTTTGGTGAAAAGCTACGCCAGGGATTTATGGCCCAAATGGAAAGTCCGCCACTTTATCGCAAAGGGCTAGTTTCCCTGTGGGGAAATATCCGCAGGTTAGTTATTGGGGGCAATATTGAGGAGGCCTACGACGTATTTAGGAATATTGAACCAGATTTGGAGTTGGAGTCCGACGTTGAGGAAGCCTATACCGAACTGAAGACTCGAGGTTATGTCGATGCCGATTGGCTTGGTGATAACTACGAGACATCAAGGTACAAGATCCTGATGGATAAAGTGATATGTAGATGTGATACAGACTCTCTCGAGACTATCTTTGGTATGCTCGAGGACCCTTGTGTGTATTCGTACGGCTTTTTGGAGCTTCTGGCCACTAGAGAACATGGTGATAGCAAGCCGCTTCAGAAAAGTGTACCATCCAAGACGCTCGATAGAATTCTCCGTGCGACTGCGCGTCGCATGGAGAGTTTAATGGGTGCTTGGGATGGTCTTAAGACCTCTGCCGCTGATTGGGCCTTTGAGGCTCTCAGTCAGTGGCTACCTGATTGGGTGAAGGTCAAGCATATTATTAACTTCTCTGATGGTATTCAATATATTGGGCTCTTGTGGGCTGCTATTAATGTT